CGCTTGGCCTAAGGTCTCAATGCCCTCGGCGATAGGCGCACGAGTAATTCCTGCAGCAGTATCAACAGTAGCCGGGAATGACTGGGCCGTGGTCCCTGCTGCAGTTTCCGTGGCTGCTGTACCAAGATCAGGCAGTGCCTGATCTGGCGTAACTCCGACGGACTCTACGACAGGGGCCCCTGTGGTGGGAGCAGTGGAACGGAAAGCACTAGCGCCCTGAGTGACACCGGTGAAGGCCCCTGCAGCCAAAGCACCTATAGCGCCAGCTTTCAATGAGTCCTTTAGGTTACGGCCGCTGATCAGAGAGGTTCCGGCGCCTGCGACAAAACCTTGGGTAGCCGCCAACAAAGCAGGGGCTGCCGTTGAACCGAAAAGGGCCGTTGCTGCAGGGCCAGCGACAAAAAACAACGTCGCGCCAATTACTATCTTGCCTACAGTAGTGTTAGCGAATTTCTTGACGGCCTGTCCGACTTTTTTCAAGGCTTTCCCAACACCTTTAAAAAGTTTCTTTAAGAAGAACTCAGGCAATCCAGTGTAAGGGTTGATTGTTCCGCTTCCGCCCAGCTCCTTTAGGATAGACGCTTCGCGGGGTGAAATATGGGCCAGCATGGTGTCGCCGTAGCGCCCCTGCTGTCGAATGGCTTCGGTAATAGGCCGCAGCGTGGCAAGTCCACCCTCCGAGAACGCCTGTGGCCCCATAGCCATCTCTGGCCCAGCGGTGGCAATCATTTCATCAACAGCAATGTTGAGCGCGCCAAAAAACTCCGCATCAAACTGTGGTGGAAGCAGGTCTTCAGGAACATCCTGAGCCATATACTTCATTCGGATTTCCTGATAACGCTCAGGAGAGGCCAGAATCTCGTCAACCATCGAGTTTAGGACGTCAAGGACCTCCCGAGGCAGCTTCAGCTCGCGTAGCTCGGCTTTAAACTCTGCAACGGCCATAGGATCGGCCTCGGCAGCAGTGCTGAGCATGGTCTCATTGAATTCGGAGGGCGAGACGTCCTTCCGCATCTGATCGACGGCGGCAAGCTCTTCTGGTTTGATAGCGGGGGGTTGGATTGGGAGGTCCGCTACTCCTCCCGACATCGCATCTGCCATGCTTTTTTCCTTTATTTGTAGGAGACCACACAGGGTCGCGCGCCGGGAGACGCGAAATTACGTCAATTATCAACAAAATACTAGTTTCTGTCCACTTCCATATACGACAGATAAAAGTCCACATCGGCCTGACTGCTTGTCACCTTGATGATGTCAGACTGCTCCATTACGCACGAAACACCGTTAAAAACGTCCATCGTGCTATCAATGGCCAAAACAGCGTCCTCCAGCATCTGGCGTCCTGTACCTCCACCATCTGGGTATATAGCCACATTGACGGTGGTGCTTGCGCTACCGGTGTTAGTGACTCGCAGAGACGATAAAATGGCTGTATTGGCATCAGGGACGGTATACAGGGTGGTCTCAGTCGCCGCGCTCGGCGTCAAATGTTCTCTAAAATACTTGACCGCCATCAGACCGTCTCCGCCGAAATCATTGTTACCGTTAGTATCACGGAGGAGATTGCGGGCCTAGTCGGGCTCGTGTTCTCCGCCGCAGCCTCCATATACACCAGTGTGCTGTCAGACCACCACGCCATTTCTAAGTAACTATTGGCCGGGTCCGTAACCGTAAAGATACCAGAAATGTCCGCCACTGTGTGGCCCCATACGCTCGAGTTCTTACGCACAGGAACGTCATAGCGTGTATTGCTGTAGGGGTAATCAGTACCGCTGTCTTTGGCCCACAGCTCCATCTCATGCACCACATTGTCAGAGTTTACCCCCTGACACCTCAAAGTGACGAAGTATTGTCCTGTGTGGTCAAACATAAGCTTAGAGGCTCGTGATCCTTGGATCGTGGTGCTGGATACGAGTTGCGACGTGTCTACAACGTAGACCCCAGCGCCTCCTGTGGTGCCACTGGTCTGGGACACAATTCTAGTGCCCGCCGTGACCCCTGTCCCACTAAGTGTCATACCCGACAAAAGCGTTCCAGATGCAACCGCAGAGACCGTCAGTACGGTGCCCGCTGACCCCGCACCGTCGTCAATTCCACCAGTAAACTCAGCCTCGTGGGCCTCTACGTGAATCCCTCGTTCAAAAATAGGGGTGTCATAGGTAAGAATGTTCTCTACGGTGGCGCCTAGATTGTTCAAGTCGCTCTGGTTCATCACCATGGCATGGGGCAGCTGGACACCATAATCTAACTGAAAGCCCCTAACACCGGGAGCATGCCCCTTCATCCATAGCATAGACGCGGCGACGTTTTGGTCTGGTATTGCGGTATAGGTGGTATTTAGCTGGAAGATTACCTGCTCAAGAGAACGAACCAACTGGTTAAACTGCTCAGGACTGTACTGAGCAGTTGGCGAATTAGGCAAACGGACGTTCTGGATTTTGCTCATCGCATACCATCCGGCTTAATGTCTACACGTAGCGTGCCATAGCGCCACCACGTGTCAGCCTCGTTGCTGTTTATCTTGACCGCTATTTGTCGTCCACGTGCCCTAGTGTCCACCTTTTGAGTGGTCGGGGTCACAGTGTAAGGATCGAGAGAGCTGGGACTGGCAGAGGCCTGCGGGTATGGTCTCAGATACAGGTTAACAATGACATCTCCCTGCTGGTCTTTGAAGTCAGGGATAAACCGGCTCATGAGCAACATTGAGTCTCCATCACCAATATCAAAGTAGCCCGACTCTATGTTTGCCACGATAGCTGATCCGTCTGCCTTGTTGATGCCGTCCTCTTGGTTGTATACCAAGGACCGCCCTTGAGTCAGCCCATAGATTGTTGAGATAGTGGCCTCGGTGCTTGTGGGCAGATACTCTGCTGCAGCAGGCTTAACATAGACGCCTACGTCCTGCCATGCTGTGCGGCTCAATGTTCCTATAGACCAGACGTTTTCAAGATAATTATACGTGACACATCGGTCGATATAGTCGCTCGTGTAACTGGCGTAGAACCATGTTACCTCGTTGAAGTCGTTGTTTAATGCTGCGTAGAACTTGCTGCGCTGAACTAAATTAATGTCTTTAAATACATAGTCCTGTACGGTGCAGGGCATCTTCTTAACTGTGCCGTCAAACACGAAGAAAGCATCGATGCCCATCCAAAACGCCAACCCGTTGACGTCCACCGCTGCATGTGGGCCTGCGCAACCACAGTTGGCTGCTAGTTGCTGGAAACCAAAGGTATAGGGCGGACCTATATACTGCATGCCATGCAGGGAGGTGTCTGTGAAAACCAGAAGTTGGCCTCGAGAACGAATAGCAGACACGATATAGCTTCCGTCTGACAGACGTTGGCCGCCCGCGGTATTTGTGGCGCTCTCTATAAAGGTATTGATGTTCTCTTGGTCTGAGAACCTAACAAACATTGGGTCCTGAGTAGTTGAGTCCCCGACCGTCGTCTCTGTGCCGAAACAAACCAGATGTCTGTCAGGGCTGGAAACGAGCGCATAAACGCTCTTTGTTGGCGCGCCAGAGATTGCTGTTGCACGCACAGACACCCCGTCTGTCGTAGGGCTCCACTGGTAGATGCCGCCGTCAACCAACTGCAGTATCAAATTTTCGCCATAATTGTCGAACACCCATGTTCTGGACAACAGGCTTTGGACTAATGTTTCTGGACGAGGTGTACCGAAAGAACCTGCACCCCACGTTCCTGTTCCGTAACCATAATCGTAAAAGCTCACGTCCGAACCTACGTGAATTTGATACTTACCAACCACGGACGCGCCGCCACTGCCTGAATCTCCGCTAGTGGCCGCCACGGGGGCAGTTATAGTGTAGGTTGAGGAGTCAACAATAGGACCGATCTCCCACTCGCTGTTGAGAACATCAGCAGTGATGTCTCCACCTAGTGAGACGGCACCTGAATAGGTGACAAAGTCGCCCTGTTCAGCACCATGATCAACGTGCGTAACAGTAATGGTAGTGCTCCCAGTGGAAGCGGAGAAGGTAACATCACCTGCGCTGGAGGTTAGGCGTAAAGGCGTTATATCGTACCAGAAGGCGCCTGTATTGACGTAGACCTTGCGGTTTGTACCAACGACGAAATAAGGAACTCCGATCAGGGACTCCCAAGAAAACGCTTCGCTTATATGGCCTACAAGATAGAACTCTCCAGATTCAAAATAAGTCCAGCCGCCTATCTTTTCTGGCAGGCCATACCGAAAGCGGACGTTGTCGCAGTCGCTCCACCCGCCCTCGGCGCCGTACTCAGTGTTTTGCTTGTCAATCCCGGGGGCAAGCGTTAATTTAAAGAAGCTCATCTGGGTATTTTCCCGTCTTAATCATCATGGCCAAGCGCTGGCTTCTCTCGCCAACCTGCGTCGCCCACCTAGAATCAAGAAAATGAAGAGAGGCGGTGTCGTAGTCACCCTCTGCCATGCTTGCAAGGGCCTTTTCAAAGCCTTTTAGTCTGGGCATGCCGATATTAAAGCAGATGTCAATCAGAGCATCACGACGTACTTCGTCGAGATCAGAAAACCACGTAAAGGCACCACCAAGTTCTTTTACAACACGTGTAACATCATTGCTTAAAAGATAGTCTACTTCGTCTTCGGACAGGCCAATCCCGCCATTTGGGTCTATATTTCGGCCAACCCCGATAGTCCAATACCCGGCAGGGCATCTATAGGCCAAGTGGCGACCATTTGTTTTAACTTCACCTTCGTGAAGCCTAAGCATTTTAACTATCTTTTCCATCTGATTGGCTCTGGCTGGCTCCAAAATAGAACGATATAACGGCACTTACTAGCCCGCCGAGATACCCCAGCACTAGGTTAATAAGCTCCATAGAGTTTTGTTCA